CCAGTGGCACCAAACCCCAGAGGCTCACCTAGAAACTTGCCTGCGTGAGCACTGGCGCGGTGTCTCGCTGGGGTTCGCTCCCTCCTATTGCGGCTATAGCGACTACAGCCGCACCGGCCTAGTTGGCCTGTCCAACTATCGCGTCATGACAGACAAGGCCAGCACCCCAGACCCTAACGGCGCCGTGCTGGAGACAGGCTACGGCTGGAACGGTCGCGGCGTCGTGCTGGATCTGCGCTACGTCACAGAGGATCAGCTGGAGACGATCGAAGCGCTGGAAAGCTACCCGCTGATCAGTGAAGACGATCACAGCCAGCTGGAGTGCGAGGGTGTCGAAGCTGATTGGGGCCGAGAATCTATCGCCGATCGGGTGCGCACCCTTCAGCAACTGGGACTCTGTATCTTTGCTGCCCGTGACGATGCGGCCCCCTGGCGCGACGGGTTCGATCGTCTCCGGGAGTCGATCCTAGAAACTCTTAACGAGTACCCCACGGAGCTGGCTTGACGGCCGGCGCGTGCTGGCGCGCTTCCCTTGGATCGTCAGCTGCCACACGCTGAAGCCCGAGCATCTGCTCGTTAAATACTGGGAGGCAGCCGAGACCTTGGCGTTAGTGCTGGAGCGTCCCGGCTTCATTGATCCTGAAACTCTGCAGGAGCTGGTGCTGCTAGTCGGCGAAGACTCAAAGGAAGCTGACTGGGACTGCGACCTAGCGCAGCGAACCCTGGAGACTTTGACCACTACGCTAGAGGAAGCGGCCCCGGCCGGTTTCTACTTCGGCAGCCAGGAAGGCGACGGCGCCTGCTTTGGCTTCTGGCTGGATCGAGACTGGGTGGATCTGCTGGAGCACTGCGGCTTCGCTTCCGACTCTGACCCAGAGGCAGCCGCTGCAGCGGTGCAGAATCTGCTCGCTTCCGGCGTCGATACAGACAACTATGAAGACGCCTACCAAGGCGAGGCCGAAGGCTACAACGAGACAGAAGCTGGCGCAGAGTTTGCCGCCCAGCTGGCGGAAGACGCCGGCATGATCCAAGCCACAGCCCACTGGCCGCACACTTGCATCGACTGGGAGGAAGCCTGGCGCGAGCTGGAGCTAGGCGATGGCTTTTGGCTGCAGAAGATCAACGGCTGCCAGTGGGCTGTATTCCGTAGCGTCTGAGCTGGAGCTCTACCGATCACACGGCCCGGCCTAGTTGCCGGGCTTTTTGCTGCGCGGCCTGCGGCCGCTTGCAAACGTGAGAGCGTATCATACGGCTAGCGAGTTTGTGACTCTAACCGTGCTGGAATCTGACGGCCAGGAAGTAACGAAACCTACGACCGTTGCGAATGACGAGTCAAAGCGCTGGCGTGGGGGTCGCAGCACGCAGGCCCGCATGGATGAGCGGGTGAACTACGCCTACAGCTTGCTGCTAGAGGGCAATACGCGTCGGGCCAATGCTGAACTCGTTGCCTCTCGCTTCAACATCTCTATTCGCACAGCGCACGATGACATCGCAAAGGCGATGGAGCTTCTCAAACAGGAACGTTTAGAAGATCGCGCCGAAATGTTGAACATTATCACCGCGTCACGGTTAGCTGTACTTAAGAAGGCAATTCGCAAGGGAAATTATCAAGTTGCGTGTCACCTGTTAGATAGCCTTGGCCGTGCAGCTGGAGAACTAACTCAGGAAGTGGCGAGCCAGGCAGCACCAACCCTCAACATTGAGATCTCGGACAAGCGGCAGGCCTAGTTTCCGGGCTGTTCTGTGATACAATACGGGAGCACCTAGGGAAACCGTCCCATGCTTCGCGCTTCCGCCTTCCTCGCCTTCGGCCTGGCCGCTTGCTCTGCTGCTCCAGCCGTCTCGCTTGTCTTACTTGCGACTGGCGCAACCGCTTTGATCGTCGATCGCAACCGCTAACCGTCGCCGCGCCTTTACCCTCCGGGAGTGATAATCATTCTCATTCCCGGGGGAGGGTTGCGGATTTCTGCGGGCTGGTGCGAGTCCCTAGGAACCTACTGATATAACCCCAATTCCTCCTCCTGTTACACACCCGGGGGAGGGGTTCGAAATCCTGTAATACCCTAGAAGGTACCCGTCTACTACAGAATGACCCAAGCAGCTGGAACGCTGAACCTGAGATACGCACAAGGGCAGGTATTCAGCAGCCGCAAGCGCTTCAGAGTGCTAGTAGCGGGTAGACGTTTCGGAAAAAGCTACCTGTCGTGTATCGAATTGCTGCGTGGGGCGATCGAAAGGCCGGGCGAAACATTCTTTTATGCCGCCCCTACATACCGGATGGCGAAAGACATTGCCTGGAAGGTAATGAAAAAGCTGGTCCCGAAAGCCTGGATCAAGTCGAAGAACGAGACAGACCTGAAGATCGAGCTGGTGAACGGCAGCACGATCGAACTGAAGGGCACTGAAAACGCCATGGCCCTACGCGGCCGCAGTTTGGCTGGCGTGGTGCTGGACGAAGCCGCCTTCATGTCCAGCGAAGTCTGGTTCGAGGTGATCCGCCCCGCTTTAGCGGACAAACAGGGTTGGGCACTTTTCATCTCCACCCCGGACGGCACGGCTAGCTGGTTCTACGAACTCTGGCAATACGCGGACAGCGGAGATTCCGACTGGAGCCGCTGGCAATTCACAACGATTGACGGCGACAACGTCCCCCCGGAAGAA